ATCATCTTCAGCTTCAGAAGTGCATCCATGTGTTGGCTTTCGGTCCGATTCTCCGGGTCACGCCAAATGACCTCGGCACTCCAAGCCTCAGCACGCTTATCCTTCATGACCTTGAAGGCCAGGCGCATTACGCGCTCCCAGCCCTCTCCGAAATGGAGCATGCGTTCACGAGTCTTGGCTATCAAACCAGCCTCAGCGGCGGTTATGGACTCCCCAGAGGGAGCCGCACCACCGTTGTTCAGGAAGTAATGGAAGGGGATACGGCTCGTGCTCGCCATGTGCTGAACGAGCATGTCTGCCAGCTTGACGTAATTCCCCAGGTCGGCTGCCTCGAACTGGCCGAACTTCACGTTCGGGTCCTCAGCCTGAAGCAGCTTGTCTACGGCAATCTTGAAAGGCTCGACCGGATTACCTGTGGCGTCCTCCACGATTTCCAGGCCAGTGACATACCTTTGCGGCCAGGCCGCATACTCACTCGCCAGGAGAGCGTCAGACACGATCTTGTTCACCGCGTCCTGAAGCGGGATGACCGTGGTCAGGTCCGACAGAGGCTCACCTGTGAGGCGGGACCTGTTGTTCAGGGGAATGACAGGCACTTCGCCCAGGGGGTTCTTCACGGACTTGGCGGCCGAGGGGTTGGCCCAGCCGAAGGTGCCGGCCTGGAAGGTGTAGACGCGGTTGGCGAACCACAGAGTCGACCACTGGCGGCCCCAGTCGTCGGTGTAGAACTTCGCCGCGGCCTCGATCTCTCGACGGCTGCCAGGCTTGTACTGCACGACGACGTTCTCTGCCGACTCCAGCGTGATCGTGGGCTTGCCGTCAGAGTCGGCCCACACCACAGCGAAGGCAGTGCCGTGGATCATCGCGTCCAGGTGGCCAGCGTTGGACTCCGCATCGAGGAAGTTCCGCTGCCAGATGTCCCGAGCGTCCTTGTCCGCGTCAGGCTCGTCCGTCATACGGAAGCCGTCGATGGCCAAGCGCTCGTTGACGCTGTCGATGATCAGGCCACAGAAGTTGTCCCGCCACTTCTCGAAGATGTGGCCGAACTCGTTAAGGTGCCGTGCCTGCGCGAACACCAACTTCTGGTGCTCCCCGTCGTAGTAGGCCGAATGACGCCGGTACCCCGTCCGGTGCCTCAGCAGCTTCGAGTGCAGATACTCAAGCCACTGAAGAGGATTACTCGGGACAGAGGCAATAACCGGTTCGCTCATCTAGAAACCCACCACTCTGGATCGTCGTTTCTTCAGCCGCCCATCTGCGATGGCGTCAGCCCTCGCCTCGAACGCGAGAATTGAGCACACCGCTAGGTCGATCTTCTTTTTGGACCGGGGAGAATCCTTGATGATCAAGGCTCCCTGGGGAACTTCGCGGGTAACCGCGTTGATCACGTGGCGGGTTATGTCCTCGTCGCCGTCGTGCTTCAAGTCCTGAACCATGGCGGCAGAACGGAAACGTTCCGTCGCCTGCGCCATGCGTGTTGGCTTGTTGGTCCAGTACTCGTAAACGATGTCGTCGCCGTACTCGATAGACCAACGGCCAATGGCTTCCTGCCAGTAGGGCGGGTCACCGTAGAACCATTCGACCTTGTACGTGCGGAAGGCATTCGCTATCGCGGCCTCAACCGCGAGGACATCGACTTCCCAGTCAGGCTGGTTCGGGTTCCGCGGATTCTCCTGAAGGTGCAACAGGAACAACTTGCCGTCCCGAAGTCGACACCCCACCGCGCCTGTCGCGTCTCCACGCAACGACCCATCGAATCCGATGGCTATCTGGTCGCCAGGAAGGATCGGATCGTCCTCCGCGAGGCACAGATCCCACTCATCCTTGGACATCCAGCCGTCAGCGTTCTCCTGAATGTTGTTCAGGTAGAAGCGGTATGCGACGGCAGCTGGTGTACGCGGGTCCTGGATCGCGTCGGCGATGCCTTCAACGTCAACCCAGTGGGAGTCCCCGTAGGCGTCGATGATGGCCGCAATGACCGCCTCACGGTCCTTGAGGTCTACGTCCTTCTCGGCCTCCACGCAGTCGTAGAGGAGGCGTGCAGCGGTCCCGAGGACGGCTTCATGCGTCCGCTGGGCAATGCTGTTTTCGTTGGGGTTATAGGCGTTCGTCGTCTCGATCAGACGAGAACCGGCACCCGCCGTCTTCTGAACATTTCGGTCGAGGGTTTCCCAGACGTATACGCCCTGATTCGACTCAATCCAGTGATGGACCTCGTCACACACGACAAACGATGGCCGGGCACCTTCCAATCCACGAGAGGAAGACGTAACCGGCTCGATACGACCGGGCCGACCATCCTTGAACTGGATCAGGCCCTTGCCGATTTCGATGTTGTACTCAGCCTCGGCAGGCGACTCAGCCAGCATTCCGCGAATCATGTCGCGGGTGTTAGCCGTCTGATCCAAAGAGGTGGCAGCAATCTGCACCAGAGGGAGCGGCACTCGCTTGCCGACAGGCATGCCGTTCTCATCGAAGTGAGAGAACCTAGCCGGGCCTACGAACTCAACAATGCAGAGTGCGGCGAGAAGCGGCGTCTTCCCCCACCCCTTAGCCCTACGTAGGGCCGCGGTGCGGTACAGCCAACGACCATTCTCGTCAATCGCGTACATCCAAAGGACGAAGCGCAATTGCTCAGGCGTGAACTTCCACGGCTGGCCGGCGTCCTCGCCGTCAGGCTGGACAATGTACTTCTGGGCCCACCGAATGATCTGGTAGCCGAGACTCCTAGTCGGGTGTGGGACGCCCTTCGGAATGTTTCCCGTCTGAGGCATCCCACATCACCTCCTATGCGTCGTTAAGCAGCTTGAACAGCTCCTCGTCCATGTCAGAAACAGAAAGGTCCGGGTCCGCCTTTTCTGGCGTCTCCTCGGATTCGTCATCGATCTTCATGCGCAATCTGGCGCGGTCCTCGACCGTCGCGCCCCACTTGGCCACCCGCATGCGGATCTCTGAGGCGTGCTTCAGCTCGCCCCGGTAGAACTCGTCCACCAGGCGCGTAGTGATCTCCAGCTCGGTCCAGTCCGTCTCGGACCAGCCCTGTGTCTGGGGGGCCGTGGACCAGGTGCGCCAGAAGCGCTTCCCCCCGGCCGTGGTGATCCCGAGGCCGCGGGGCATTTCCCGGCCCGGCTGGGCGGACGCCTCTAGCTCCTGGGCGTGCTCGTGCTTATTGCGCCTCACCGCGTTCGGCTTGGGCTTCGGTCCACGTGTCATCAGAGCCTCACCTGACCTGCGTCAATGCCGTACAGATCCGCAAGGTCGTCCAGCTCATCGATCGCGTCCTGACGCCATCCCTTGCGCTGCTGGGCTTTGCTCGGCCTGGAGGCCGGCGCGGTGCTGCACCAGGTGAAGGGGCAGTCGTCGCAGTGGCCGTTGCAGTCGACGGCGTACATGGCGAACCTCCGGAGTGAATGAATGAAAAAAGCCGCCCAGCCCCGGAGGGCGGACGGCAGGAAGATCGGTGTGCTCGACCGGATTCGAACCGGCGTCGCCTCCCGGAAGGGGAGGAGTCCTGGGCCGCTAGACGACGGGCACCGCTCAGGGTTCGGGTTGCGCGCGACCGGTTCCCTGGGCCTGCGGGTGCGACCCGCATGGCTCCCCGACCTGGACTCGAACCAGGGACCCGCGGATTAACAGTCCGCTGCTCTGCCAAGCTGAGCTATCAGGGATTAAAAGTCAGACTATTACCTGTCTTCGTAGTAGGTCTTTGCGCGGTGACATGTCTTACACAGGGTCCAGAGGTTGCCTAGTTCCCATGTGCCGCCTTTGGCGATCGGGACAATGTGGTCTATCTCAAGGTCCGATCTTGCGTCGCATTTGCGACACTGAAAGCGGTCCCGGGCGAGCGTCTTGGCTCGCCTCGTCGACCAGTCACCAGGACGGCTCCGGTTGCGGGCCGAAACCCTGTCCCACCCCCGCCGTACCTGGTGAGACGCGCAGCGACCATCCTTCACAGTCACGGAGGTGCAGCCGTCTCGTAGACAGATGCTCTTGGCTCTCGGCACGGGCCCCCCATGGCTGCAAGGTCTATGGCCCCGGCCGGGTTCTTGTCTGGCAGCCGGGGCCGTCCTCCTGGACCACACCTTCGAAGGGTCAAGCGCACCCTCAACGAAGGGATCAACAGGAGGAAGTTCAATGAGAAACAGCTGAGAACTAGGTTGGATCTT